GACATTTCAAGTTCCATCCGATCACAACGTCTGCTTGCCTCCTTGTTCAGCACATCTTTAACTTGATCCTCAGATACTTCACCACCTGTAGCCATCATCAGTTGCTGCATGATTTCTTGGGTTAATTGTGGATCCAATTCTGGAAGAGGTGTTGGTGTTATCCCCCAGTTTTTATCACCGTTTGGTGGAAAAAGTATATCCATCATCTTAGCAGATACAGTCTTGACTTTAGCTCGTGTGAGCGCAAAGAATGCCTGAGATCTATTTGGGTTGAGTTTAGCTTTAACCGTGTCTGTGTATTCACCCCTGTATTGTTTTAGGTCGTCTATCCATCTGTCCTCTATTGCAGACCTGTCAGTTTTACAGACATCAAACAACTCAGTCAGTTTATTACCTAACGGACTTCTAAACTCCTCATAATGCCGTGATGACGGTATTCCTTCGTCTTCTGCTTCAGCATCTTTATATGCTTCTTCAAACTCTTTATTTGTCATTAATACCCTGCCACTGCTGATGCTGGTGTAGAATATATATCTTCTACAGGTTTGGCCTTACGTCGATAAACCCTGCCACCGGAAGCTTCCAGGGCAGCATATTGTAATCCATCATGTATATGTGACCATAAATTTTTCTCAGGCTTCTCTTTGAACATCTCAGTTTGGGAGGCTCGTAGTTTCTCAAACTTGTATTCGGAAATAAACCCTTTACGTAAAACCTTACATTTAGGACTTAAATGAAACTTGTCCTGCTGTCTTAAAAAATGCACTACAGCTTCTCTACGTGCTGTAGGATTGTTGGACTTAGCTGTACGATACGGCAGACCAGCTTCCTTAATGATCTCCCAAGCTGCTTTAGCGTCATTCTGAGAACGAGCCACAGCTGCTGGATCTATCACCAAGTAAAAGTTAAACCCTGCATAATCATTCCGTATCTTAGGCCATAGATAATCCTCACAAAAAGCCTGTATACTGCAGTCCTCTGTTACTATCTCGTCAACTACAAGAAACTTACCTTCGGGTGTTAGCTGCGTAAACGCACATGCTGGCATCAGACCTAAATCCATACCAATCACCATAGGCACACCCTTCTGCGGTTCTATCTCGTGTTTAGTACAATGAGTGCTATCATCATACTCTCGATACACTGGACGACCTGATCTCACATGCCCATAATTATTTAAAACGTACACGTTTATAAAATCAGGATCGGATCCAAGTATCATGTCTACATAATAATCGCTGGACAGATTCTCGATATTATCAGCTTCGGGGTTAAGTTTATACCCGTTACCGTCCGTATCAAAAGAAGTAGCTTCATGATCCTCACACATCAGTAAGGCTGACGGTTGTGCATAGAAGCTATGCTTTGGTGTTTCATCTTCTTCTGCCAGCTGGTATAACCAATGTTCTGTATGTACACTATTGTAATCACACAGGATAAAAGGTTTTGTTGGACCACCATCCTTTGGAGCTGGGAAACGATCTATACGAGTCTTTAGCATCTTAATAATTCCAGGTTGCATTTCTGCAGCTTCGTTGCACCATGCTCCTGTAAGTTCTAAAGACTGTAGCTTGTTTATCTGCTCCTCCGAATCTAAGGCTATAAAATACAGTTCCATCTCAATCTGAGTTTCACCGTCCGGATGTGGCAGCTTAATAGCTCCTCGTATTGGTGTGTCGTACACAACAGTCAGCAGCCCTTTAAACCAGTCTTGAAAAGACTTTATAACGGTTGACTTGAGTGCTGGGTATGTTGCCCGTATCACACCATATCGAGTGCGTCTGACACCTTCGCTGTCCGGTTGTTGTGCCATAGCATTTAAAAACAAGTGCCATATACAGCCAGAGGACTTGCCTGAACCGACCGGCCCTCTGACGTATATGTATTTGTTAGGGTCACTATGAACCTGTGCGAAAGTTTTATTAGCCTTATACGTTAAATCCAAATACTATCCAGTCTTGTCCATGTTGTCAGGATGTGGATACACAGGACCAACTGCTTGGTAAAAAGTACCAATGGTTGTAAGTGCTGTAGTACCCAGTACAAAGGTCGTATTGGAATTAATGTGTAAGAACCCAATTGGACAGTACAACTTGTGATCGTACTGAGGAACCTTACATACTTCAGATCCGTCTGTAGCTGCGTCTCCGCAGAGCCACAGGTCAATCGTACCGTCAGTCTGTGCGGTAGCAAAGAACCAACGAGAACTGCCAGAAGCTACAGTAGCTCCGACTGCATTAGTTGCAGCATGCGGTGCTCTTTCCCATTGTGCTTCCCAGTTGTAACCAACTTCCGGTTCGTCATCTGCCGAAGACGTGTGAGCTGTAATACATCTGTACCGTCCACCTTCAGCTGATTCTCTAATGTTACCTACGGTATACGCTGTAGCTGTAGCCCACGCTGTGAGTGTTACTTCAGTTGTAGAAGCGGAGATATCCATCTCAGCGTCTTCTTCGATTGTTACTGGAACACCGTCAATCATTGCTGAGACAGCACCAGTTGTCTGTACGTTCTCTGCGTTAGAACCGTCGATAGCAAAAACTGCCGACTCACACAGATATGTGGACATATACTTCAGCATTTCTTTTTGCCATGCGTACTTCGCTTTTTCTGATAAATTTGCCATAAAACTAAATTCCCTTCTTTTTTATTTAAACTACTAAAAGAATGCTGGTAGCCACTCTGCATTCGGGTGTGCTGTGTGATTGAGATAGTCCGCTAAGTACTTGTTTACTGCTTGGGAACCAGTCCGTCCAAAAGAGCAGCAATCCACTTGGATCTACTGCCTTGGCTGTCTTTAACCCACTGAAACGTTGATAGTCTCGTCGGACGCATCCTCGTTAACATTATTGGACCCTGCGATTTTTAACCCTTCGTTTGGGTTCGCTGTTCCAGTGTTAATGTTAAACGTGACCTGTTTTCCAGGCCCATGACTATCAGCATTTTTCATGTACGGGTAGCAATACCGCTGTATCTCCACTGCACATTCACGCTTCTCAGTAGCTGCAAACTTCAACATAGCAAGCTCATCACGAGTAGCGTGATCATCTTCAAACTTCTTTTTACAATTCTCAAAGATACTATTCATATCCTTGTAATGCTTGGTTATAGCTTCCAACGGATCAAACCCCTGCTCTTCACGAAGTCTGTCCAGTACTAAGACTTTAGCTTTGGGTATTTCCCGAAACTTTTTAACAGCTGCTGGCAAAGACTTCTTGACAACAGCTTTCTGTCTTTTTTCAGATAACGTCGGTTGTATAACAGCAGCTATAACTCCTGCGCCACAGTGCTTAACTACTGGTATATCCGATATTATTTCACGTACTGGCTTTATTCGACGTGCCATAGAATTTCATCCTTGTCGGTGCTACAAGCCCGACAGATCCTATCACCTTTGCGTGTCACTAAAATCCGTTGAACGGGCTTCTTACATCTCTCACATATTAATAATGTTTCACGTATGCAACGATCTTTCAAAATTTTTATAACCCTTTGAAACTTTTGTAAAAGCTGTGTCATTATACGTCGAATACCCTGGAGCTATTGATATTCTCGCATTATCATTCTCGTCATAATAAGACGTACATAGAGTTATTGGAATATATTCAAATACTTCTTCAGGTTGGTGGTAATAACATGTGTACCCTTTATTGTACTTGGATAAACGTTTATTACAAATTTTACAGTACCGTGTTACGTCCTCTCTAACCTCAATTTGACTCATAGTATCTCCTATTAGTTAATTAATTCAGTAAACTACGTAAAATTTACAAGGGGTTTACAAAAACTTTTCCCCCTTTCCCTGTGGCAATTATACCATGTATTTTCTGCATCTGTCAAGTCTTTTTTTAATAATTGCAAAAATAATATGATATATGTAAATATAAATATACCCACCCCACAGGTATTATTCAAATATCAAAATTAAGGACGTTTCGCTCCTATGGTTGTTAGAAATAAAAAATAAAAAAATTTCCGAGTACCTGAGTATACCCTAAACCATTTATTTTTTTCCCCCCCATAAATTATGTAGTGCTGGAACAGTAAATTAAACATAGTGCTGGTATATATTACATAAGAGATAATAATCTTTTTCTTTTTCTTTATATTATTTCTTTTTCTTTTTAATAATAATTATATTAAGTGTTATAAGTATTATTACGTTATAATGTAAATTATAATTAGTGTTATAGAGTATAACGTATATTATACTTAGTCTTTTACGTTATTATATAATTATACTTTAATAAGTCTAGTATTATATATTATACTTTAAGTATATTTATTATAATATAATAAGTGTAATAGTATTATATAATATACTTAGTCTTTACACTATAGTTTATAATATATTATATTTAATCTAGTAACTAATATAATATATATATATATATATAAGTGTTAATGTACTATATATTATAATTATAATATATATAAGAGCAGTATAGCGGGCTTTAGCCCGCAGCTATAATTTCTTTTATAGCAATTGTGGCCCCCGCCCGTCGATTTCCACTGATATTAATTTTTATAGCTGCTATAGTTGCTATCGTTGCTATCGAAAATATTAACCTCAGATGCGTGAGCAAGTATATATATGTGTACAGCAGGATCGCTCCTGGTCCATAGCCCCGCCTTGCTCGATATCCCCCCCCCATATGTAAATATCAATACATGATCCATATCAGCACTTGATCATATACCAGTATAAATTTAACAGTGTTCAACTTATGAAATAAACCTCAATATCAGCACTAAACAAAGCATAATGAATTTTTAAGACATACAACACAATATAGCATTCGTAATAATATCAATTGATTACGTTTTTAATACGTGATTCCGTACTTATGCACACCTAAAGTTATGTATTTTTGTGATGATATTGGGTTATATTTGCAAGTGGTTACTTGCATGTTATTATTTACACACAAGTGTAATTAATTTGATCTATATTGTTACCAGTAACGATCATGTATAATATAGCTTGCAAATTGCAACCTATAAAAAGTTACACACCTGCGTAAGAAAAAAACAGTACAATGTACCGTAATACCCGATAGCGTTCGACATTATAGAACAATAGCTATAGCAACTATGCATGTATTAATTATATCCTTGATAGCAACTATCATACTCATGCAATCCCTTGCTATTCATACCTTTACACGAATCGTATGGTTTATCATACGGTATTAGTTCTTAGAACAACATAGCTTTACAAGGATTGGCTGGTTTTACATACATTATACCTGGAGGATATATCATACACTTTCTGCAATTATCTTGTACCACTTCTGGAATGATATAAATGTACTTAAATTTTTATTCCATTAAATATCAATACTTTACATTATTTTATCGTTTTATTTTTGGAATTGGCAGGATATATGCATCTATACATTTCCAGTACCGCAACAATAACACTAAATAAGGAATTAATACTATGAAAAAAACAAAAACAGTTATCCTTTATCCGGCAAAAAAATCGGATATTATTCAAGACCAAATTGACCGAATTAAAATCGCTATTAAAGAAGAGCGATTGGGTGAAAACAATATAGACGTAATTCAGTATTTTAATAAAAGAATAAAATATCATTTAAACCGATTAACAGAGTGTTAACCAACAAAACAGGAGATTAAAACAATGAATTATAAAAATAAAAATAGAGTACATATAACAGGAATCGCACAAAATTTTGTTGTTCAAACTGATAACTATCCAATGCCATTACATTGGGTAGATATAAGACAGTTAGAGTCCATATTTATTAGCAATAGACTTGCTAACAGATATGACATTGACATATGTCAAATATGTCAAAGTTATATGGCTTTTAATAAGTGTTGGGGGAATTGTTAGAAAAATAGGAGACTTAAACAATGAATAAAGAAATAAAAAACATAGCTATTGAATCACTTAGAAAAAAAGTGCTTTTAAATGCTATGTATAAATCAGGGTACAAGATTGATAGACGGAAAAGGGATCGACAATTATTAAATGACAATGGAAAGGATTAAAACAATGATGAATAGTAAACGCTTAAAAGCAATCAGATTTTTACTTGATACAATTGTATATGCCAATATTGATATTGAGCGTAA